AGGAGAGATGACTACGAAGGCCTCTCCGAGCACACGACCCCCAACAGCCATGTTACATCACCTGCGTAACACAGCTAAAATGACTGGCCGTCCGCGACGCAAAGGCTAGCATTCCTTGTGTCACACTGTTCCCTGTATGCTCTCCAGACCCGTTGTTACGAACGGGTAACGGGAGTCCATCTGGACCGAGCCCTTCGGCGGGAACTCCAGGAACACCGTGGGGAAGGCGTTCACGTTCACGCCTCCGTACATCCCGCCGCGGGTGCCGCGGTACGGGCCGTGCGTGTGGATCGACCCCCGGGTGTGCCCCGGCGGCAGCGCGTACCGGGCGGTCGACGTGAGCGGGTTCCAGATGGTCGACTTCGGCGTGCCCGGCCAGACGTGCGCGGCACCCCGGGCCACGAGGGCGGCCCGCGCGGACAGCTCGAAGATCAGCTCCCCGACCATGCTGTCCGGATCCGGATCGGTCAGCAGGTCCTGAACCGCGACAGCGTTGATCCGGACGCTGCCCAGGTTCACCGCCACGGCAGGTCACCCTCCGGGCCGTACTTCCCGTCACCCTGCACCGGCAGGCCCGGGTCCTCGAATGTCATGCCCGCCTCCTCCTGGTAGGCCCGCAGCCGCGCCAGCGCCTCCTCTTCGGGGTCAGCGCGCATCCCGAGCGAGATCTCCAGCTGCTCCATCTGCTCGTCGTCCTGGCAGCGGTCGGCCAGGAACGAGAACGCGACGTTGCACGCCTGCCGCGGGGTCAGCGCTTCGAGCCCCGCCCCCGACGAGCGGATGAGCGAGCCATCGACCCGTCCCGCGTGCTGCGCCGTCCAGCCGAGGAGGGTGATGGCGGCCTTGTAGGGCGGCCGGCCACGATCTCGATGACCCGCGTCACCACGTCCATCAGCTCGCCCGCCTCGGCCTTGGTCTCCATCGCGTGCTCCTCGAACGCGCGCCAGTCGCCCGGGTCGAAGTCCCGGCAGCCCGCCGGGTCCGCCCGGTTGACGGTGCACGGCAGGCCCTCCTCGCTCTCGCCGCCGGCCACCATCAGGCAGTTCGGGCAGCCCCCGCAGCGCTCCGGCGCGCAGAAGCCGCACTCCCCGCAGCCGGGATTGCCCTGGTGGATGCAGTCCCGCAGCATCGCGTACAGCGCCCCCAGCGCCCGCGGGTCGGACACCGCGACGTCGGTGTACGCGCTGAACTTGAGCAAGGGCATCAGGCCCACCTTGTCGGCGACCCTGAATGTCCTGCCCATGAACTCGATGGTCCGGTCGGACGTGACCGCCTTCCCGGCCACCTCGACCTCCGCGGCGGGCGGCGGCGGGCTGACCCCGGCCACCTGGCCCTGGATGCCCGCCAGTTCCGCGTCGAAGTCGATGTCGAGCCCGGCTTCCTCGGACACGGGCTGCTCCTCTCATCGGGGACGGGGCAGCTCCCCCGCAGTGACACGGGGGCCGTGCGCGGTAAACCGGTTTGCTGTTGTCTTACGGGACGAACGTCGGCGTCCGCGATGCGTCTATACCTAGAGCCTCCGTCAGCTCAGCCGGGTAATGCGACGCGTAGAACCTGATCTGATCCTCCAGCCGCTGGCCCGCAGGCTGCGACCGGACCCAGACCTCCAGGTTGCCCGGGTCGTTGTCCGTCTTGACGCCGTTCTTGTGGTGCACGTTCTCGAACGGGTACAGTTCCCGGCCGAGTACCTGCTCCATCACTAGCCGGTGCTCCAGGACGGTGACTTCGACCCCCTTCTTCATCCACTTGAGGACTACATAACCCTGGTTGTTGACGTACCGGGTGCCTTCTCCCTTGGCCCGGGTTTTCAGCTTGAGGGGGTCGCCGTTTACCCGCCATCGGTAGTAGTGCTTCGTGCACAGCCCCCGGGCGGCAGGCGCCTTGCCGCAGTCTTCGACCGAGCATTTCTCCGGTGCTTTCGCCCAACGGCGCTCGCGCCCCCGGAAGGGCTTGATTGGCGTGCCGGCGTGCGGGTCACCGTACTGCTGCACACGATAGTAATGCGGGGAACACCAGCCCTGGATGTGTATCGGCCGTTCGCAGTCTCCGGCACGGCACTTGTCGTAATGTACCGGACCGCCGAGCGGGTCGCCGTAATGCTTCCAGCGATCGTAATGCGCCCGGCACCAGCCGTGTGCGTAATGCTTCACGTCACAGCCGTCCACGGTGCACTCCTCGTAGCGGGGCTTGCCGCCCAGCGGATCCCCGTAGCGGCGCCAGCGCATGTAGTGCGCCCGGCACCAGCCGTAGGCGTGTTGCGGGGATCGCTTGCAGCCTTCGATTATGCAGGGTTGGTCTATCACGTACCCAGTATACCTGAAAAATCGGATACGTGTATATTTGGAACTGTTGGCGTACCGAGGTTATTAAGTCCCCGGCAATCCATAAGTTGGGTAACGCTGGATTCTTGAGGCAGCGTTCCAGGTGCTCTTCAAAGAGACGGCTGCGGTCACACCACCCGTAATGCTATAGTCGGGAAGGATGAGGCCGAAGAAATACTCGTTGATGAGTGCGGGAATAGACGACGGATAGAGATAGAAGTTACGTGGCTGGCCATCTGTGGCAGCCACGTACGTCTGGGCAGTGCTGGTGTCGTAGAACCCGGTGAAGTCGCCTGATGCGTCAGGGAGACCTGCGACCCAGATCAAGTTCTGGTCGCCCATGGCCGTTACGTCAACTTTGGCTACCGTGAAGTTCATTGACCACGCACTGAGGAAGGCCATGGGGGCAGCAGTGGGGTTGGCGCCCGTTGATCCGTCTACGGCAACGTACGCGATGCCGTTACGGCCGTGAATACGACTCACTGATGAACCAGCTCCTCACATGAAGTGAACGGGAGCCGGCTCCGCCATCCGTGCGCCTGGACCGGGCAGCTACGGGGCCTCAGCATTATCCTGGCCAGCGTAACTCAGCCAGTTTGGTACCTGCCAGATAGCATGGGTCCTGTGCGCCTGAGCAGGAGAGATGGCTGCCGGTGCCCGGGTACGCGGGATTTTACGAGGTATCCGACGCCGGCCGGGTCTATAGCCTGCCCCGTGGCGGTACGCATGGCGGGCTGCTGAAACCCCAGGTCAACAGCCGCGGGTACCTGGTAGTACGACTCAGCAAATACGGCCGGGTACGCACGTTCACCATCCGTTCGCTGGTCCGCCAGGCGTTCGGGTCATTATCCTTGGTTTGGTAACCGATTCCGCGAAAGAGGTCCGATGCCATGGCCATCAGCTGCTCACTCAGCGCAACCCCGGCCGCGCCCGCCCACGGTTCCACCCTGACCGCCACGTACACGGTAACCGGCAATGACCCGGTTAACCCGAGTTCGGCCACGATCAGCGGCCGGGTCGTGGTCGGCGGCACCGCGTACGATGTCTCCACGTCCGTCACGCTGCCCGGCACGCCGGCGGCGAGCGTCAGCTATGTCGTGCCGGTGTCCAGTGACCCGTCGCTGATCTTCGCGGCCACCGCCGACCCGGCCGTCTTCACCGCGCCCGTGCCATGACGGTCACCATCAGCGGGGCGGTCATTGTCGGCGGGGTACGGTACCCGGTCGAGGTGCAGGTGACGCTGCCGGATACCCCCGCCCGCACGTCGCCGGCCCGCCTGCGCGCCGTGCCCAGGGCCAGCTAGCTTGCACGACGAGGCCCGGCAGGACCGCCTGGAGCACGCGATACCGCAGCAGAGCCCGGCGCAGCCATCTCCGGGAACCACCGTGCATTAGGCTCAGGTCATGACTGAACCTCAGATGCTCCCGCGCGAGATCGGGGAGCAGATGGCTCGCGACCAGGCAGACGGCGTCATGTTCCGCCGGGGCAGGGGCCAGGGCGTGACCGGGATCGTCTGGCAGCCGGGTGACCGGAACGCGCTGGCGCAGGCGATCTGCGATCACGTCGGGCCTGACCCGGTGGAGCTGACCATCGCCGGCCGCTCATTCGAGATCCGCCGGACGGGTTAGGCCACCGCGTCTCACAGCTTCTCGATCAGGCCGAGCAGCCGCTTAGCGCTATTCACGAACGTCCGGTCCGCGATGGCAGCGCGAGCCTTCACGGCGGCTTCCTCGCGCTCGGCATCGTGCACGAGCCACCAGCGCAGCTTCTGGGACGCGTCATGCGGATCGCCGAACGTAGGCAGCATGGACAGCACCCTGTCGCCCTCGGCCCGGGACCCGCGCAGGAAGAAAAGTCCGGTGGCGGCCATCTCCACTTCCCGAGGGCCCATCGCATCGGCCCGCCCGTCCCAGCGCGACGTAAGGCTGACCTCCCGCCGGTACAGGTTGATCCCCGCTTTCGCGTGCTGGTACAGCCGGATGGCCTGGGCGTTGTCAACGCAGTCCGCCTCGCCCAGCGGGGACCCGACGAACCGGGCGACCGTCGAGGCCGGGTCCAGCTCCCCCCATTTGCTCCCGCCGAGCAGCACGTCGATGCCGTCCAGGTTCATGGCCTCGAAGAACGAGATCCGGCTCGGGAACGCGGTGCCGATGAAGCACAGGTCGCTGGCCAGGGCCGGGTCGGGCGGCCCTTCCAGGGGATGGTGCACGGACGGCCGGTAGGAATGGGGAACATACGCGACTGGCCCGTACTCGCGGAACGCCTCCAGGCTGACCGGGTCATTGACCAGGTTCAGGTCAGCCATCTGGGAGCGCATCAGCTGCTCGTCGTCCTGGTAAATAAGGGCATTCCGTGTGCAGCATGACGATCTTGTGGCGGCGGGAACGGATGAGCTGCATGGTCCCGGCGTTGAGGAAAAAACCGCTAACGAATAGCACGACGTCTGGCCAGAAGGTTTAAGTACAATGCGTGACTCAGGCCCTCCATGGCCGCGTGAAAGATGCCCTCCTCGGTGAACATGGGCCTGACGAGCGGATGTCCGGTCTCGTCGTACTGGTGGGTGTCAACCAGGGCACTGCCGAAGGCGACCAATCTGTCATTCAGGTTAAAAGGTGCAACTTCTACCCCAAGTTCCTTCAGGGCCTCATACCACCCAGTGAAGACATCGTGTACAGAAAAGTCGGGGCCAGGATGCACAATCAGAATACGCATTCTAATGCATCACCTCCCCTCACACGCTCCAGGGAGGCCGGCTCCAGTCAGGCCACGGCCCGGTATACTTACCTTATTCGGCCCGGTCGCGGGAGTCTACCCCGTCAGCCGGGCCTGACCCGCAAGGTCTGTGAGGAGACCCTGGTGGCTACAAGCGATGATACCGAATGCTGGCTGCCTGTACCGGACTACGAAGGCTTCTATGAGGTCAGCAGCCTGGCCCAGGTTCGCAGCATACGGCACATGACTACGGCTGGCTGGCGCGGCGGCAAGGTCCTGAAACCATTCCTAGATGGTGATGGTTACTTCCGTGTCAGTCTCAGCAGGTACGGTGTCGTCCGCAGCGTCCCTGTTCACGTGCTCGTACTCCGGGCGTTCAAGGGCGATCCGGAACCCGGGCAGCAGAGCCGTCACGGGCCGAACGGGATACTCGACAACCGGCCGGGGGAGCTATCCTGGGGCACTGGGCAAGAGAACTCTGACGATAAGTACCGGGATGGCACCATGGCCTGCGGCGAACGCCAGGGCAACGCCAGGCTTCGTGCTGCTGATATCATCGCGATTCGTACTCAAGCCGCAGCTGGGCGCAAACAGGTCAGGCTGGCACAAGAGTACGGAGTCAGCCAGGCGCACATCAGCCGTATCGTCCTGCGTGAGTCCTGGGCACACATTAGCTAGGCCGCCGAGGAGAGTTCCGGCTGACCACTGGCCACACCCAAGTTCCAGGTCTCAACATACTCCAGTGCACGACGGCGCAGGATCCGCCAGACCTGGTCGGCACAGTACGCGACACCATGGTAGATATCGACTCCAGTGAACCGGAGGACCGTCCAGCCCTCTTCGATCAGGGCGCGTTCGCGCCGGTAGTCCTTCTGCCGATCTTCTCGGGAGGAGTGGAACTCACGTCCGTCGATCTCGATGAGGAGCCTGGCCCAGGGAAAGGTGATAGCGAAGTCGGCGAGGTACATCTTGCCGCCTGCGGGTACCGGGAACTGCGGCTTGAGCAGATGCGCCGTCCGACGTGGCCAGCTCAGGCACACCTGGGTGTAGAACGCGGCTTCAGGCGGTGACCTCGGGTCGGTCCGCATGGCCGGGGCTCCCGGAGTCTCGATCAGGTTGCGGCAGGGCTGGCAGTAAACGTGCTCGTTGTCCTGGCGATCGCCTTCATAGAGCGGCCACCCGCATTCCTCGCAGTGTGCCAGGAAGGTGCTTGAACTGGTATCGGCATCCAGGCTGGTCAGAACAGTAGTCATGGTGGTCGTCCGTTCTTGAGCGTACGCTTGCATCACACCCGGGTGACCAGGGCTAGCCCCCGCACAGCGGTTCCTATCTATGAGAGTGTTAGCGGTGCGGCCGATGCCCTCAAGTTCTGATGAGCAAAACGGCAATTTTCTATTTGTCAGCCGTTCTAACCTGCAAGCAGCCCGTGACCTGCTCCACGAGTACAGATGTAAATTTCAGTGGGGTCTGGTACCTGCTGCTCAAGTCGAACGCCTGCTCGGGCCGATGTTCCGAGCCGAATCTGTGCAAGCTGAAGTTAAAGCAGGGCATACTGGCCGGGGACCCAAGAGGTGGTTCGAGACTGACGATGTTAAAGCAGGGCTCATCGCCGCGATACCTGGTTCAGTAGTCACGATTGCTCACTGCGGGTGTCCTAACATACCGGATGGCAACCTGTAAACAGTTGAGCTACACGCTTGTGGCGCCGATATCCAGATTGATTCTGGAACCGAAGTACTGGACGCCGCTGTACTCGATCCGGCCGTAGCTCGATACCGATACCGGCACGCACCATTCCGCGGTCCCGGCCAGCGTGGGATCCTTGAGGATGGCCTCCGGGACCGAGACCGAGGGGACGGAGTGCTCGACGCCCAGGTATGCGTCCATTCCCCGCTGCACCATCTCCACCGGGGCGGCGTCGGAGATGATCAGCAGCACGGCCAGGTTGATGCCCATGCACTCGCCCATGGTGGTGCCGTACCGGATGAACGGCTGGCCGGGGATCACGACCGAGCACGGCGGCGTTATTTGATCGCGGGCCTGGCCGTCGCAGCGCAGCCCGGTGTACTGGGTGATCTGGGCGGCAAGGGCATTGCGCAGGTCGGTGAGGCTGGCCATCAGGCGGCCCTCCCGGTCCAGCCGTCCGGCAGCTCGCTGATCCAGTCTGCCGGGTCCTTACCGGTGTTGAGGCAGTTGCTGCCGTGGCCGCCGCCGCCGTGCGCGCGGCAGAGCGGGCATTCCGGGA